TTTATTCGGAGTCCTGGTAGACAGCCAGTGTCCGAGCAGAAGGATCCGTCGCCCCCTCGCACCAGCGGGGCATCCAGAAATACGGCACATTCGCAACCGCCGCCCCCTTTCCAAAGTGCGCCTCAAAAGAATAGCGGTAGTAATACTGCTCGGGCGTCTTCGGCGGATTCAGGTGCCCATAGGCCGCCTCAGCTCTCGTCTGCCAATCCGGTCCCACCAGCTCCGCTGCCTTCTCTTGAGCAATCTCAAACCACGATTTTTCGTGACCACTGACGCCGTCGGAGAAGGCCTCCTTCTGCCGCCACAGGACCTCCCGAGGGAGGAGCTCGCAGTCGTCAAAGGCACGGCGCATCAGCCACTTCTCAGGCCGCTTCCCACGCACGGGCCGGCGCAGCGCTGTCGCACAGGCTCGGGCCGTCGCTACGAACTGCTTGTCTAAAAAGGGGGTGCGAGGCTCCAGGCCGTGCGAACTGATGCTGCGATCCGAGCGCAACACGTCAAAGTAGTGAATATCCTCCAGCAGGCGAGTCACCTCCTCTTCAAACGCCTCATCGGAGGGCGCATTGTAGAAATAGAGATAGGATCCCCAGAGCTCGTCGCTGCCGTCACCATTGAACACGACCTTGCAGTCGGACTGTTCTGCAATCGCCTTCGCCACCAGCCAGTTCCCCACCGATGCCCGCACCGTCGTCGTGTCGTAGGACTCAATGGCGTGAATTACGGGTCCGACCGCCGAAAAGAAGTCGTCCGCCGTCAACACCACTTCCGTGTGATCGGAGCCGATCCACGCCGCCACCTTTTGAGCATAATGGAGGTCCGTGCTGCCGGCCATACCGATAGAGAAGGTGCGCAGAGGGGGCGCACCAGCGGCCCGCAGCTCCTTCGCCACCAGCGCAGCAATCAGCGACGAATCCACACCACCACTCAGGAGGGCGGCGACGGGACGCTCCGTCATCATACGCTTGCGGACGGCACTAACCAGGGCCGTCCGCACCGCTGTGGCTGCCACATCGGCATCGGCCAGGGCGGGCTGCTTCAGAAACGGGGTCGCATGATACCGCTGGAGGTCCAAAGTCACCTGCGTCTTAGAATCAATAACTTGATAGTGCCCAGGCATGAAAGGCGCCACAACCTCGCACAGAGGCACCATTGCCTTCATCTCCGATGCGAAGCACCAGTTGAGAGGGGTGGTCTTCCATGCCGGCGTCTCTCCTGCTACGAAGCTCGTCGTCATGCGCTGGCCCATAAAGAGAGGGCGCACACCGTAGGGGTCCCGCCCGACAACTACACGACCACGCACACGATCCAGGATCACAATCGCAAAGACTCCATCCAGAGCTCGGAAAAAGGCGGCAGGCCCCAGGCCCATCTCACAGAATCGCTCGTAGAGAGGCCCCAGCACCTCGCAGTCGGAGCCGGTGGTAGTGTCAATCCCGTAGCGGTCTGCCAGCTCACGCCAGTTGTAGATCTCACCGTTACACATCCAAAGGAGCTTCCCGGGCACAGACATCGGCTGCATGCCCGCCGGATCCAGGCCATTGATCGCCAGGCGAGTGAATCCGAAGACTCCCACGCCGCTGACATCCATGATCCGAGTGCCCTCCGGACCCCGTGCCCGGAGTTGCCGAACCCAGACCCTCTCGTTGTCTAGCGCCCCCTTGTGCGGTCCAAGCAAGCACCAGATCCCACACATCTTTTGGAGTAGTGTTTTCCTTCTTTAGATTCAGAAGCGACCGGACCGATGGACGCAAGTGATATTCTTCGGAAGCTCCAAGGCAAGACGATTTACACGTATTACCGGATCAATAACCTCTCTATTCAGCCTGCGTGTAACTATAGCACGTGCTCTACCATTACTGGATGTCGGGTGAACTACCCTTCCTATGCCGAGAGGCAGCAGGTCAATGTGGGATCACAGGAGTGTAACTCGTGCTCGTCTCCGGGCTGTGGATGTAAGAACTGAGCATCGTCTCCCAATAGGAGCGTAGGAGCATAGGGTGAAGGGGTGAGAGGCCCGGGGGCACAGCGAGTGTCTCCAAGTCCTCAACCGTGTTAACAATCAACACCGGCAGTGTCGGATATTCTTGTATGAGTGCCCGAGTATGCTGATTATTCTCTAGGATGGGCCAGATTCCCATATAGAGTGCCTCCCAGACTCGGTGCGTATCGTAGCCGTTTCCAGGCGGGCACAGCGCCGCCCGACAGCTCCGAATCTCGGTCGCATAGTCCTCCGGGCTCAAATATCTGAAAAGGGAGATATCGCTGCGGCGGCCCTGAACAATCATCTGGCGACAGGCCTCAAACCAGATCGGGCGGCAGGTGTTGGTATCCCAGCGCCAGCTGGCAAAGATTCCTCCGGGACGATCCTCAGGAGGAGTTCGCAGAATCGCCACGGGAGGTTCCAACGTAGCAGAACCCCCCTTCCACTGACGATTCTGGTCTCCGAGAGGCAGACTCCGAACTCGGGGATGCCCCATGAGATTATTCGCCATCCACACTCGCAGCCCAGGATTCACCGCCCACACCGTATCAAAGATATCGGGGGGCAGAGATAAATCAGAGCAGTGAATCACGATAAGCCGCAGCTCCGGCCAAGACATGGCCTCACTCAAAAGGCGCCGAAGAATGTCCATATCGGGAAAGGCAAAGATGGACCGCACACTCCTTTTGAGCTCCTCGGGCCACGGGTCAGCAATATCCAGTTGCTTTTCCGGAAGTATATTCCAATCCAGGGCCTCTCCGTATTCTTTACGCCTCCCAGCTGACACGATTCCACGATCACAGAGCTTGGCAAAAAACTCGCCTGTGACTGGAAGAACTTCATCTCCGATCTGAAGGCGCTCCATTAAATACGGGTCTGCCGGCAACAAGCGTCCGTCGCTTCCCTCCCAGCCCGCTGCCGTCGCCTTCCAGCCGGCGAGCGGCCCCGGCTGCCCCCATTGGGGAATGAACTCTTCAAAGAATAATGTGTAACGTGTCTGTTCCTCTGAGAGTGTCGGGTCGTCGTGGACAAGCGTAAGATCTGTAACTCCCTCGGCCCGGAGAATGCTCAAAAGGGGTGCGGGGTCAGGCCAGGCGCCTGACGCATCCCGAAAATCAATCCACGACCGCAGAGAGGGTTCACCTTCGTTCATCTAAACAGTCTGTCCCTCCTCCTCTCTAGATGCCTGCCGCAGAGAAGCCGAAGGAGGAGCGTGTCCGAGAGACCATTACCATCTTGAAGAAGCTTCAAGAAGTGGGAATCGCCGATACGGATCCTGGGTATGTGGACATCAAGGCCCGCATGTCGGAGTGGGTCAAGACTGGGGAGGCATCGGCTGCCACCGTGGAGTTTCCCCGTCATGGTCGCCGAGGGGAGCTGGTGCTTCCGAGGCGGGCGGATCGGGCTGCCACGCTGTCCCTCAAGGTCGTCGGCGGTAACCGTCGTGTGCCAAACGATTGAACGGCCCCGACCGTTCAATCGTTTGGGCACTATGACTAATAGGTGATGTGTCCAAGAGATAAGCACCCCTCAAGGGGGGTGCTTATCTCTTGGCACTCACCGGAACCGCAGCACCTAATGCCCCTGTCTCTCACTCCTTTTCAGAATGGCTGTGAATCGCTCCGGCCTCACGGCCGAAGGAAGTCTCTATGAGGCCATCGCCCGTGGAAACAAGGACAACTACTTCTTCAAAGATGATCCGGGTGCCGCACTGAACCCTTTTGAGCGTTCCTACGAGCCCACTCCGGCGGTGATTCACGAGCTCCGTCGTATTCCTCCGCTGAATGGCGCCGAGTTCGGTCGCCCCTGTGAGTTTGAGATGGAGATTGCCGGCGATGTCTTTGTCAGCCCCACGATTCTGATTGATCTTCCCACGTGGCTCCCGCCGCATGTGCGCCCTCTGAATGATATATACAGGGTCGTGGACACGAGCGGAAACTCCTACGGCTACACGAACGGCATCGGATACTTCCTGTTCAATAAGATCCAGATCTACCAGGACAAACTCCTGATCAATGAATTCAGCGGCGATGCCCTCTGGGCCTCCAGACTCTCTAGGGGCTCCATCAACTCCGCCTATCTGGAGAATGCTCTGGCGGGATGGCACAATGGCTCAGCCACTTCCGTAAGCGCAGCGGCGACCCCGGGTCGTCTGCGCCTCACACTCCCCTTTATAGGATCAGGGCGCAGAGGATTTCCGAGCATTGCCGCCAGAAAACAATCGTTCAAGATCAGACTGGAGTTGCGAAGACTGGAGGAGCTAGTGGAAAGTTCTGATCTGACCACCCAGAAAGCCCCGACACCCTGGACCCTTCCCCAGCTCACCGTGAGCAGGCCAGGCAATCCACTCCCTTTTGAGCCTCTTGCCCGGACTGCGATGGCCTCGCCCACGCTTCAACTGGAGACTCGCCATATCTATACCGATCAGGAGACGCAGGCCGCGCTCAAAAACGACCCCCTAGAAACCCCTTTTCAGCTTCTCTATGAAAACACGTTCACGTTCGGGCCGTTTGAGTATTCACCCCTGGATCGGGGAGCGACGGCGGCTGTGACGAAGCGCCTGGATGCCCGTCATCCGGGCAGCCGGCTCTTTTGGTTCATGCGCTCGCAAAATGATCTGCGAGCTGGCAGGCGCTGGAAAATCACCGCAGATGTTTCGGGTGCGGAGTTTTATGCGAATGAGTCCCTCATTATTGCTGGGCGTGACCGAGAGACGCTGTTTTCGCCCTTCATATGGGGTGATCTCACACACCATGCGAAAGAGGATCGGAGCCCGGGTGCGGGCATCGGCGAAATGAACTGGGATCTCGGCAGCGTCACAGGACGCCGCCCCCCTTTGGAGCGAACCCCCGAAGGATCCGTGAACTTCAGCACCGCCGACCGCCCCACTCTCTATACGGAGCTCGTGGCCGTGCCACCCGATGCGCTGCTCGGAAAACCAGACACAGAGATGACGGCCGTGATTGAGTCCTGGGGACTCTACACGATTGAAAACGATCGGGGCATGCTGAAATACGGCAACTAAATCCCGTAGTTCATAAACCCTCTCGCATTATCGCTGTAAGATGCCCGCTGTTTTGCCAACCGCTTTGCCGTGGCAAACCAACGGGTCGTGGGCTGGACCCGCTTCCAGATCTGGTCATTCGCAAACTCCCAATGACGCCCCGTCCTTTCTAGGAGGGGCATGGCCCATCTGTAGAGCTCAATAAGGGGGCGATAGAAGGGGCGATTGACAATGTAGGCGGAGGCCGTTTGGGCAGCCCCTACTCGGAGAAGGTTGGGCTGCCCCGCCACAGGTTCCGAGGACTCTAGGTGATAGGCGAGCATGAGGACATCCCAGTCATCTCCAACTGCGTCAAGGGCCTCTCCCACTGCTGCCGCAAACTCCTCTCCAGAAACGAGAGGTTCAAAGTCGTCCTCCAAAATCAGCACTTGTGGCCACTCCGCTGCTGCCGCCTGCTCCAGAACGGCGAGATGTGAGAGACCACATCCGAGAATGCCCGGAGATCGCTCAATAGCCTCAAACCGCTGCGCAGGAAGTCCAAGGGCCGCCAACTCCGCCTCTACTTCTGCCCTGCGATCCCGCCGCCTTTCCAGATTAATATACACGGTGTGACCTATACGGTCCATCCCTTCTTTAGTCAGTTACCCCCTCTTTAGCTCATTGGCCGCACGATATCAAACTCTACGACCTCAGCCCGGGCACCGCAGGGGACGTGGGTGCCCCAGCGCTCAAGATCCCGCTTTGAAAGCATATGGTGGTTTCCCCCGCCGTATTTCTTAACGATCTCATCCGCCTCGTCCACATACTTCTTGAAAAGGGGATCATTCCACTTACTAGCGGTAAAGACGCCAAGAGTCACAGGGCGGGCCATATGCGTCGGATGATGAATCACCGCATACATGCGAATCAGCTTGGGAATCTTCTGGCACATTCTACCCCTATTGGCCCGAACCTTTTAGGCATAAAATTGGTCGGAAGGCCCGTTCAACTCTTCCTCCAAGACTAGAGAAGGAATGCTCGTGCCAGCACTCTTACTTCTTATCGCTAATATGACCTATGTGGCGCCGCCGGCGAGTCCACCTCTATATACGCCGACTGTGGTGGGGATGCCGTATCCCTTGTCGCCGGCTGCACCCGTCCCACTCCCCTTTGGAACAGATGCCTCGGCCGGCACAAGTTGTTTGCTCGCAGGCATGCCTCCAGAGGGTGCTGCCACGAACGGCAGCTTTCTGTGTCGCAGCGGTCGTGCCGGTGATCCCTCTATGAATCCCTACAACTACGTCCAGGCCAGCTATGATGCCACGGTGTCCACCTGGTCCTCCACGACGCTTGCTCCGGGTGTGGGTTCACCGAGCAAGTGGGTCCGAGGACCGGCAGGAGACAGCTGGGTCGTCGCTGCTGGCGCAGGCCCCGCCGCTGGTGGCGGCTCCACTGGAAATGGCGGCCCACCTCAGCTCTTCTATGTGCCAACCGACCTGGTTGCCGTCCCGCAGCCCCAACTGATCTACAACGGCAGCGCCACAATTCTGGACCTCCAGTTCACCGACTTTGGATTCTATATGCTTGTGCGCAGCACGGTAAGCTCTTCACCCGGTGGGCCAGCCCTTACGGCGACGGGAGTGGCGACCTGGTCGCTGGACGCCCCACCAAGGGCACTCTTTGTAGAGTTTCCCTGGATGCTTGGCACACAGACAGCCCGCTACCAGGTCGCCTTTGCGCCACCGACATCGGCGATGAGATCTACTCTCTACATGATCAATCAGGCAGCTCCACCCACTTTAGAGGTGTGGGCAAAGAATATAACCGGTAATAGTCTGTGGTTCGTGGAGGGAACCTTCCCGATTCGCTCCGCCGCTGGCACAGCGGTATTCCAGATCATTCCGCCTCCCCGCACCCCAGGCCCCTTCCAGATCCTCACCCGCCGCAGCATCTCCCTCTTCAGTCCTGGAATTCCCACAGTGGATCAACAGATCTTTGCGCTTCCGAGCACAGCCTACAGCCTGAGCATCCAGGCAGCGACGGTGGGACAGCTTCAGGTGTCGCCAACGGCTTCCGCCACCTCTACGGGCTCGCCCTCTGCTTCTCGCTCCTCCTATCCAACTCCGAGCGCCTACGTCAGCGGATTCACCACGCTGGCACCCACTGGCACAGCCTCGGCAACCGCAACGGCAAGTGCTTCTGCTACGGCTTCAGCATCCGCAACAGCCACAGCCTCTGCTGCTTCCACCTCTTCAGCAACGTCATCGGCCACCGCCGCCCCTACCGCAACCCGATACACGAGTCCTCAGCCCACCTGGACCCCCGCCGCTACACAGAGTCCGAGTCTCTCCGCAGCGGCCACATTCTCAGCCACTCCCACCGCCACAGCGTCCAATAACTCTGCGGTGGCCCCGCCGCCACCTCCTCCTGCCGCAAATGCAATCACCGATGGAGTCACTCCTGAGAGCCTTGGCCTCGGATTCGGGCTTACCGCCGCCTTTATTGGCGCCGCAGGCATCTTCTTCGGATTCTTCGCCCGTCAAACAGCCTTTACGATTATTCACTGGATTAAGCAACATATTCTGAAGAGGCCGGTAACTAACGCAAAGGCCAAGGC